GCAGAAACTTTTTGGGGCATGATTTTTCTCATTTCGGTTGCGTAATTTGGTTGATGGTATCAGCAATGTTATTTACCGTGTGCTCTGCCTTCGTGAAAAGACGGAGAAACCAGTGCCAATCCTCAATTCGTGTTTGTATCTTAATACGTTCTTGGAAAAACTGCTCCGTGGTAGGATACACCGCCGGATCCTGATCGCGTAATTTAACCTCATCTTCCGCTACGTATTGTTTCAACATCGCGACAAGCGCTTTTACGCCATCATGCTCATAAAGATTCGTCTGTACTGCGGCGCGCGATGGATCGTGATACCTATGGCGACCGCGAGATACTCGCCGAGGCTGCGCAGGCCATTCAGGAAATTATTGACGGCGAAGCGCCATCAGTAAAACTCAATCGAGGCGCGAATATAGCGTTTGTTAAGAAAATCATTGATTTTGCCTACGATAATGAGATGGATCTTTCTACGTACGATCGGCTGATGGAGTATGCGAACCGACACATGCCGGTTGTACTTGAAAACGCAGTCCGGAAGGCACAGATGGTTGCGATGTTGCGCGGCGGTATCGCGCCATCATCCGCGCCTCCGTCAGAGAATACTCCGACCGTACCGGGCGCTGGAGGATTGCCGCCCGGAGTGATGCCGGTCTTTTCTCCCAAAAAAGAGTTTAAGAACCTCGTGAGATTCACGACGATCGCCGTATTGTCCTCGGTTTTGATCTCTACGATGCCATCAGAGAGTTGGCGACCTGCGGGAGCGGATGCTTCAACAAAACGAGTCGTAAAATCCTGCAACGCTGCGAGATTCGGAAAATAGCTTGTATCCACCGCGCGCTTCCCGCGCAGTCGCTGGAACAAATTACCCATCGACTGGCTAAAAACATCGGACATATTAACCGCAATCGGCCGCACGTCATCAGCGGGCGCCTTGTTCCAAAAGTTCGCAATGTCCCGATGTGTAGCCCACGACACATACGGTCGCATGCCGCTCTTAAACATTTCCGTTATCTCAACCGCGCGAACCCACACGCTCGTTATGGGATCGAGAAGCAAGTAATACCACTTCCCATCATAGAGCATATAATGCTCCGCCATTGCATACATGCGCTCCCCTTCATAATCAATACCTTCAGGATTCATTCCAAGCGCACGCATGGAAGCAGTAAATGCAACCCACGCTTCTTGATTCTTTTTGAAACCTTCGTCTTTTGTGCTCGCTATTAGTTTTCCGACTTGATTTGCGTCGTATATATTCGATTTCGCCCCGGACTCTATGTCAGCTTTACTCTTAAAACAATTCAACTCGCCGAGAAAAGAGGCATCATCAATATCGGCGCCAGTCAACGGATCGCAATAAAAGTTCGCGTAGTGTACCACGCGATAAATGTTTCGATATTTTGGAAGTGATTCGGAATAGACCGCAGCGATACCACGACCCGAGATAGCGGCGAGCTTCTTCTCGTCGAGGTCTTTGATCGCCCATGCTCCGCGAGTCGGCGCAGATTCGAACTCCCACGCCGCCGTTACCTTCTTCGCAATCTTGTAATCGGCTTCCTCCTGTTTTTCAAAATTGATTTTGACCGGTTGGTTTTCTTCGGCAATTAACGTATCAATAAATCCGGACATAACCGGAAGCGTAATTCGGTACTCTCCGGGTAATCCCTTTTCGGTTTTTCCAGCGTAAAGATCCTCGTTCTGACGTATAGATTCAAGACGCGATGCCTTGTGCTTAAGACCCGCTTCAATCTGTTTCGACGCAATGTTCGCGAGCTTATCGGCGAGTGTAACCTCTAACAAAAATATGCCAAGTCTTCAAGCTCTACGACTTTTTTTCTTATAATGCTCCGGGCAGCGCGCCCTATACCATTCACGACACGCATCGCAGTACGCCCATAACCATTTTTTATTTTTACAAAATTGGCAGTCATTATCCTGATTGCTGGTACGGGCTCTGCGAGCTGAATCTCTCACGTTCCATAGGATATTGGTTTTGTTCGCCGCATATGCGACATTCTTTTACGTGGTGCCGGTTATGCCAGCATAAATTACAAATGTAATGCGCGGGGTCGTGATTAAACGGATCAATACCATCGTATGCATCATACGTTCGGAAACACGAGATGCACTGTTTTTTATAGGTCATCGCCGTCGCACAATGCGTCCACGATCGCCAGTCGGTGAAAGTACGACATCCACCGCATCTCCGGGCATTACCTTAATATGATTTTTAAACATCTTGCCGGATAAATAGCAAATCACTATATTACCGATCGATTCTCCGCCTTTTAACTGCACGCGAAACTGTGTTTGCGGGAGAGATTCTGAAACAATACCGCTTATTCTTTCCTCTTTTTCCTGCACGCTTTTATTATACATAATCGCGCATGCGAGGGCTGTGCATAAACTCAATGGGAATGGTGCGGGCTTTATTTATAGATGCGCCCGCTACATCTTCCCTTGTCGGGGGGATATGCGGATAGTGCGGAAGTACTAGGGATTAGTCGCTGACTGGCGGTTTGCTTGGCGGGACATATCCACCCGAAAGCAGTATAGCATAACGCTATCCTGACTGGTACGGACTCGAAGGCCTAAACGGTTGCGAAGGAGTGCTAGTACGCCGATATTCGACAAACTTCGGCTCTTGAACAAGGAGACGCCCGAGACTCTCAATCATGTGGTCGTCCTTATCTACGGGACGTTCTTTAGGGTCTTTGAGTTCCGCGGCGCGACCTCTCCAGTCATCCCAGCGGTAGTGCTCAATTTCATAGATAGTCCGGGTGCAGTTATCAAACACATAAAGTTCCGGAGCTTTTACCATCTCTGTTCCTACCCTTTGGAAATCGAGCGCGTCAGCGATCCGGCGATCGGAGTACGCACGGTCTTTCGTGGCCTTCTGGTAGACGAGTTTCATGCTCTCAAGGCGCTGGGCGAGCGTGAGCCCCGTTTCCGCATGCTGATCCTCCACGAACGCCGCGGGATCGGCAAGCCGCATGATCATCCGGTATTGCGAATCCTTCTGCTTGATGCGCTGCGCAAGCTCCGAAAGTTGCCCTTTTATAAAAAGCTCATCCACCACAAACTTCTGATTCTTCCGGTTCACCGCAAGCCACAAGACCGCATCGGGAGTCCGGGGGTGCGGGTCAAGCGCATGCAACACCACAAAATCTTCCATCGTGATTGGAAACGGCCGTATGACATGTATATTGCGGGCGAACATCTTATACACTAATCCTATCAAATGGTGAAACTTTCCGTAGACCCGCGCCTGCATATCTTCCTCGTCATACTGGCTGATCATGTTTTCAATATGGGCGTGTTCGAGAAATCCACGTACACCATGCTGTTTGCAAGCGCTCTCTACGTCCGCCTCAATATAAGCCACGCGCCCGCGCTTCTCCACGTCCTCATCAAGTCCGGATACCAACTCATCGTAAATCCACGCGCTCCCGGCAAGCGGCGTCTCGGTCATCACGATAATCCCGCCTCGGCGCATACGACTTACTGTTGCCTTGAAAATTGATCGTGGCGGCGGTTCATCAAACCATGCAAAGCCCAGTGTCGCGCTCTCAAACTCTTTGCTTTCCTGCTCATAGGTCATAATGTCCATTTTCCAGCCGGTATCCGTTTCCCACTTCGAATCAAAATGCTTCCCCCCTTTGGACGTCCCGTAATGACCTGCGGGGAAATAGTTTTTAAGCTCCGGAATGATGGTCTGCTCGATCGTGGTCGGGTCGGACGCGATACGCGCTTTCTTCGGATATGGGAAGTCCTTGAAGATCCCGAACTGAAAGAACTCGTTTGACGTCTTGAATATAAGGTTTGCGAGGATGTTGACCGCAAGCGTGGTCTTGCCGATACCGTTTGCGGCCGAAAGAAGAATGACGAAGTGCTTGCCGTTGCCGATCAGGCGAATAAACTCGTTTCCGACTCCGGTCGGAACGTAAAAGTCGCACTTCCGGTTCTCACGCCGGCGCAGAAGCGCGATGCTTATCTTGCGGAGCTCCGCTTCGATTTCTTCTGCTGTTCGCTCATCAAAGTCCAAGTAACCCTTGCGCATGAGTTTATTATATCAAAACCACGCACTTTCTCGACTCACGATTTTAGGGGGACTTGACAATTATTTTTTAGTATGCTATACTTAACTTATGGGCTCGCGCCCATACCCTCTTGTCCGGGGGATATACCGGAGAGTGGCGGCTCTTTGAAAACTTATGATCATGTACTGCGTCGAGTGCGAGGTAACGAAGGACGGGTCATTCGACTTTAGTCCCGAGAACATCTTATGTCGCCAGCTGATATTCACGTCGCATCTCACTCCATATCAGCGCGACCACTATCGCTGGGTGTCGTACGATCCCGATAAACTCTTGCGGCAAGACATCACCGCAGTTGAGCTTTGGGAGAACAAGCACAAGGCGAAATGCCAATGGAAGCTGTTAGAGCTTCAAGGCGGCCATCGCTATCACGCTTGGGTCATCGGAAAGTAATACAAAACCCCCGCCGCCACGGGGGTTTTTATTCACTAATGCCGAAACGGACGACGTTCTCCGTACTTCTCGCTCTCGTGATGGGTAAGATGCCAGTTATGCTCCCTGATAGAATGATCGGGGCATTGGTATATCCGCACCATCCGGCCATTCCTTTTCGCAGCGTTAGCGGCGGTCTGCGCTTGAATCTTCGTATACTGCCGTTTAGTGCAGATCATATGACAGCACGAGCTCCTTGAACTTCTTCGATACGCGAAACGCAACCTTGCGCCGTGCCGGGATCTTTATCGCTTCGCCTGTTTTTGGATTAACTCCATTCCGGGCGCCAAGTTGCTTAACGACGAACTTTCCAAGCCCGCTTATGCGCACCTCGCCAGTTTTCTTCAAAAGTGACGCAACCTCTTGCACGAATGCCTTGTGGGTTGCTTTATTGAGAAGATTTTGGTTACTCATTGGCGTTTTTTATTTTTTTTCCGACCTTTTGGGGGCTTGACGTTACAAGCCCTTCGCTTCTACGCACGCTTCGTGCCTCAACATTTGACCCGTATCGCTTCGGCCTTCTCGGATTTCTCCGTTATCATCGTGGTCGAAATCGAATGTGATAAAGAGTGGCGGTGCGTGGCGATCCTGTTGCACTCCGTAGCGCACGAGAGGGAATGAGCCTAATCCGCATCCGTTCTCGTTTGGGATCCTCACCGCTGCGTATGC